CCCAATGGTGAGCAGGTCAAGGTCGCGAATGGGGATGCCGATTTCTACACAGCGCAGAAGGAACAGCGGCGTGGTCATTTCCCGCTCACTTCTGCCAGCTCTTTTTTTGCCTTAACCTCGGTCATCATGTTCTCACCCCAGAGTTCCAGAATCTTCGGAAGGACTTCATAGATGGAGAACATATCAAACTGGTCAAGCCACTCGTCAATGCTGGCCGGGATGGTGTTGTCGGCGTGGTAGGCCATCACGTAGGCCACATTCTCGAAAATCTCCAAATCCTCTATCTGGAACTCATCGCCATTCTCGGTCTTGCCCTTGAAGGACTTCTCCAGCTTGGAGAGGTCTTTGAAAATATCACGCTTGAACTTTGCCCGGTACAGCCGAGGGATCGTTGCAGAAGACCGGAACGGGATCTTCTTCCCGCAGATTTCGATTTCTTTCAAGATCATCTTTTACTCCTCCTCGTTTCAGCCCTTGCTCTCAGCAGGGGAATAAACGGATTTATACCAGGCTTCATAGGCAGTGTCATCGGTGGTGTCGCCGGTGCGGGCCTTCACCAGACCGTCCGAGCGGGGGTCGGCGGTAATAGACAGCGTTTCGGTGCCCGGTTCAATGGTGTCCTCCTTCGTTTCGCTCTCGATAGACGGGCGGGATGCCGAGCAGTTATACAGAACGTGCCGGATGGCCTTCACATCGCCATCGAACTCAAAAAGCAGTGCAAACTTGACGCTCTCCGCTACGGTACTGTTCTCCACCAGAACACCATTGGCATCCTGGGCTTCCTGGAGGATCTCGGTGCGGAACCACTCCGGAATGAGCGCGATCTCCAAATCGCCGCTGTAGCCGTTGTTGGTCACGGAGCGGAAGTAAACGATGCCGTCCGCATAGAACGGGCTGGTATCGCCCTCGGCATCCAGGCTGATGCTCACCGCGCCGGGGATCGCCTTTGGGGTCGCATAGGTGAAAGTAGTCTCACCGCTTTCCGAGGTGGTTTCGGTCAGCTTTGCGGCATAGACGTTTTTCAGGTTGTACTTAACTTTATTGCCCATAAGAATCAAACCTCCAATTCATAGAGCACTTCATATAGTTTTTCGGAATCAATCCATGTCTCGTCCTTGTTGTAGAACAGCCTATGGGCATCCAGTACCGTTTCCAGCCTGTCCTCCAAGTCAGGTTCTTTCTTGTCCGTGTAGAGTTCGATATCCAGCTGCTTGACCTTCAGCCACACCTGACCATCTGCTGAGAAGTTATTACTGCCGGGTATCAGATACACCAGAAAAGGCGGCTCCGGGGACTCCCCTTCCGCAAAATGGTGATATGCAAAAGGGAGCCCCGTCTCCGCCAGCATCGCTGTGATTTCTTCGTAAGACATCAACTCAGTCCTTTCATGATTCGGGACTCCAGTTCTGAAACAGCGTACTCCTCGGCGGGTGCGATGTGGACTTTTGCCGCCACACGACCGCCGCCGCGCTTGGCATGGCCTTTTTCCAGAAGATGGGTCAGACCAGGTTTCCTGCGGTTATAGACCGTGATGGTCAGCTCTCCGCTTTTTTCCGAGGTCTTTTGGGTGGCCCAGCCTTGCTGGTATCCTCCTGTCTTAGTGGGGGAACCCGCCTGAACGATTTCCTTGGTTTCCTTAGAAACCCTGGTCACTGCCGAAGCGACTGCATTGTCGGTCACCTCTTTGTAATCGTTGAGGGCTTCCATGATAGCGTCCGCCATCTTGTCAACTGAAATGGACTTACCCACTGGCGCGCCTCCTCTCGACCCGCTTCGCCGTAAGTTTCAGCTTTTCGTGCCTGAATTGGACATCATCAACGATGGTGATATCGTAGTCCTGACCTCCATAGACGATGCGGTACTCCTTGCTGTTGATGCCGCTCAGCTTCCTGCACCAGCGAACAGTGAAAACCAGTGTGTCTTCAGAAACAGTGTCTGGGGCAGAGCCGTATTCTCGGCCAGAGGAAAGATTGACATAGGAGAAGCAGGAGTGGAAGTCGCTCCATTCAGAGGTGTGGTTCCCGATGGCATCAACTGCTGTGGTGTGTTTTTGAATCGTGATCCGTCTGTTCATAGAGCCGATATCCATCAGAACGCCGCCTTTCGCACGCCAAACAACAGCGACCGCAGCATAAGGACCAGGTCGTGGTGGTCAGCTTCCTCCCGATGTTCGTAAAGATACGCCACAGTATACAGCACTGCAATTCTGGTCGTGGCCGCCTGCTCCACCAGCGTCTCGTTGTCCAGACGGGCAACATCCATGCACAGCTTTTCAGCGGACTCTATCAAGCTGGTGATCAGCGTATCCTCGTCATCGGAATCCACCCGCAGATACATTTTTGCTTCATCCAGGGTTATCAGCATAACTTACCACCTCTCACAAAAACAGACGGCGGCCTGCCAGATCATCAGCAGACCGCCGCACGGATTTACGCTGTGCCCTTCTGTGCCAGAACCTTAACGGCTTCGGGCAGAATCAACTTAGCATCCAGACGCTTGTAGGCCAGGAAGCCCACCTGCCCCAAATCGGCGTAGCGCTCGTTCAGCCGCTTGAAGGTGATACCCTGACGGTCACCGATCCAATAGTAGGACAGGTCGCCAAACAGGATGCTCTTGTTGCCAGCGGCAATGGTGGGCATGAATGCGGAGGTGTAGATACGCTTGCCCAGCAGCGTATCGAAATCGCCCTCGTGCAGCGCAGGCTGCCACAGATACTGACCGTTGGAGTCCTTCAGCTTGCGGATGGCACGGACCGTAGAATCGTTCATCACCCAGATGGCTTTATTGCGGTACGGGGAATTGAGGCTGTAGAACAGGTCGATCACCTCGTCCGCAGTGATGGCGGTGGCGCTGGCCGCAGTGATGCCAATGTCCGCGCCGCCGGTTGCGTTCAGAAGACCAGTAGGCTTTTTAGACCCATCGCCGACCAGGAAGGCTTCCTCCTCCGTGTTGCCGAAACGACGGACAAACTCTTCAGAGAAATAGGCTTCCAGGTTGAAAACGGAGTCGTTCAGCAGCTCCTCGGAGACCTTGATGATGGTACCGATCTTGTGGGCATCGATTTGCTCCTGACCAAACACATCATCGCTCTCGCCGTAAGCACCGCCCTCATCGATCCAGCTGGCGGTACCCTTCGTTTTGACCACGGGAATCTTATGGGAGCCAGTGGAGGTGGTGAACACATGGGCATGGGCGCGGATTACGTTCTCTTCGTCCAGAGCCTGCACCAGCGTGCGCTCGAACTCATCGGGAACGAGATAGCCGCCCTCGGAGTCAGTGCCCTCCTGCAGCGCGTTGCGGATTTCCGGAGTGCTGTGGGCATTACGCACCACATTCCAGAACGCATTGCGGTAAGCGTCAGAGGCGCGGCCGGTCTTTTCATCCTTCTTGGTGTTTTCGGGCTTGGCGGTAATGGGGGTGTTGACGGGGGTCTCCAGTTCTTTCTCCATCGCCTCCAGCCGTTCCTGGCGGTTGATCTCACGACCGAGGTCAACCACCTCCTGCTCCATACGCTCATAGGTCTGGGTGTCCTCGGCGGAGAGGATGCCCTTCTCATTGCGGTGGGAGTCCAGGAATGCCTTGGTCTGCTCCCAGGTCTTCGCACGCTGCGTGCGCAGTTCGTTGATCTTATTCATAATCGTTTCCTCCTTAAGGTTTGATCAAATTCAATCTTTTTTCGAGTTCGGCAATAGGTGTCCCGCTCTCTGCGGGGGCTTGCTCTGCACTGCCCGCAGTGGACTTTGCGGCGTGGGTCAGCTTGTTCAGCAGCGAGACTTCGGCGGCTCGTGCGGAGAACGCATACGCAGGGGCATCATCTGCCGCGCGCTTTTCGTCCTCCAGCACTGCATCCGCAAAGCCAAGCTCAATGGCCTTGTTCGCATTCATCCAAGTTTCGCTGTCCATCAGATGGGACAGCTTGGAGCGAGACAGGCCGGTGCGGATTTCGTAGGCGTTGATGATGCTCTCTTTGACCTCGTCCAGCATTTCAATCGCTTTCTGCATCTCCGTGGAATCGCCAAACGCCATCGTCATGGGATTGTGGATCATCATCAGCGCGGTGGGAGCCATCAAGACTTTGGTGCCCGCCATCGCAATAACCGATGCGGCACTGGCGGCAATGCCATCGATCTTGATGGTCACATCGCCCGTGTAATCCATAAGCATGGAGTAGATCTGGCTGGCGGCAACGCAGTCCCCGCCGGGGGAGTTGAGCCAAATGGTCACCGGGCCAGAGCCTGCGAACAGTTCCGCTCGGAACATCTGCGGCGTGACATCATCGTCATA